CCAGCTCGGCCGGGTTGCTGCCGGGGCCGGCGGTGATCTGGATGGTGATGGTGTCGCCCTGCACCACCACCGGCGCGCCTGCACTCTGCAGGGGTGGCCGGCCGTCCACGGCGATGGCCGGCGAGGCGCCGCCTACCCCCAGGGCAAGCGCGCCGGCTCCGACGATGGCCTTGGTCGCCCGGGTGATGCTGGCCAGCGGGCCGTTCTGGCTTCGCTCCAGACCCACCTGCAGGCCGGCCATGGTGTCGTCGCCCAGGGCAGCGAACACGCGGGACGGCGAGCGGATACCGAGCTTGTCCTTGAACCAGCCGATGGCCTGGTCACCGGCGCCGGTGATGGCGTCCCTGACCGCACCCAGGCCGTTCTTGATGCCCTGCACCATGCCGCTCATGAGCATGCCGCCGAACTCGGTGAACTTGCCCGGCAGGTCCACACCAAAGTAGCTGAGCACGCCCGCGAGTGCCTGGTAGAACAGCCCAAGGGGGGACCAGTTGATGATCAGCTGGCTGATGCCGAGGATGCCGCCGTCAAAGGCTGTCTTGATTTCATTCCAGATGCCGGCGAAGAAGCCCAGCAGGCCATTGAACGCAGCTTTGGCCATGCTGATCATGTCCGCCCACAGTGCCTTGAGCCCGCCCACCACGCCGTCCCAGTTGCGCCAGAGCATCCAGGCGGCGACGCCGACCAGGGCAATGGCAGCAATGATGGCCAGCAGGGGCCAGCTGAATGCGTTGACCGCCACAGCGGCCATGGCGAAGCCGTACTTGATCATGGCCAGGGGGCCGATGATGCTGGCGAGTGTGATAGCAATCGCGCCGCCGGTCGCCACCAGTACTGCCAGCACCGCAGCCACCTTGACGAGGGTGCCGGCCAGCTCGGGGTTCTCGGCTACCCAGTCCTTTACGCTGCCGACAATTGCGGCGAGCATCTGGACGGTTTCACGCATGGGGCCGTTCTGCTGAGTCTGCAGCTCGATGCCCAGATCCTCCCAGGCAGATGACAGCTCGTCGAGGTCACCGACCAGATTGTCGCCCATGACATGGGCAGTTCTGGCGGCTTCGCCCTGCGTTTCGCGCAGGGTCTGGATGAACTCCTGCAGGCCGCCGGTACCCGATTGCTGGACCAGCACCTGTAGAGCGCTCACTGCCTCCTCGCCGGCGATGCCTTTGAGCAGGCCGGCTCGGGTAGCGTCACCCATGTCCTTGGTTTTTTCGTAGATCTCGGCGAGCACTTCCGGCAGGTTGCGCATGTTGCCGTCAGCGTCGGCCGCACTGACGCCCAGCTCGGCCAGTGCATCAGCAGCCGCTTTGGGCGGTGCGCTCAGGCGGTTGATGATGGCGCGCAATGCGGTACCACCCATGCTGCCCTGGATGCCGGCGTCGCCGAGCTTACCGGCCATGGCAGCCATGGTTTCCACGTCCTGCCCGACGCTGGAAGCGATGGGGCCAACGTACTTCATGGTTTCGCCGAGCATCTGCAGGTTGGTGTTGGAACGGGTGAAGGCGCCGACCAGGACATCACCCAAGCGGCCGGTTTCACTGGCGTCCATGTTCATGCCGGTGAGTACGTTGGAGACGATGTCGGCCGTCTCGGCCAGGCCCAGATCGCCGGACTTGGCGATGTCCAGCATGCCAGGCATGGCCGACATGATGGCCTCCGGCGTAAAGCCCGCCATCGCCAGAAAGCCCTGCCCTGCCGCCGCTTCAGTGGCGCTGAACATGGTTTCCGCGCCGAGTTTGCGCGCCTGGGCCCGCAGCTGGGCCAGTTGCCCGCTGTCGCCATCCAGACGGGTGAGCGCCTGGACTTTGGCCATGTCGGCATCGAACTGGATACCCGGGGCCATCATGCGGGCACCGGCGTACAGCGCACCGCCACCGGCTGCCAAGCCAGCCGCGCCACTGGCAGCCATGCTGCCTGCCAGCTGCTGGGATCTCTCGTAGCTGGCCTTGGCCTTGGCCAGCCGGTTCTGCTGCTCGGTGACGCGCTTGAGCCGCCCTTCCTGCTGACTCAGGCTCTGGTTGGTACTGGCGAGTTTTTGCCGCAGATCGCGTTCGTGCTGCCCGAGGTTCTTGGTGCTGATGCCGGCCTCGTTGAGCTTGCCGCGCAGGCCCTGCAATTCCCGTTGCTGCTCGCCATGCTTCTGTTTGAGCTGCTGGGCTTCGCGCACAGCGCGTCTGAATTCGTTGCTGAGCGCCTTGGTGGGGTTGCTGGTGTTGGCCAGTTCCCGAGATAGCGCCTTCACCCGGTCGGTACTGGCCTGCATGGCCTGCCGGGTCTGGTCACTGGCGCCTTTGAGCGCCTTGAAGCTGCTGATGTCCTTCTGCTGAGACTGCAGGCCCCTGAGGGTCTCGCGGGTGGTTTTGAGTTGGCGCGTCAGACCGACGCTGCCCTGAGTGATGGCTTTGATCGGGGCGGTGGCCTTGTCGATGGCCGCCAGTACTACCTCAAGTTTTAGATCGCGCGCCATGCTTGGGCTCCGCTCGCTTGCGGGCGCGTTCGCGCCAGTCCATCAGTTCGCTGAGGGTCAGCGGGTCCATGTCCGCTGGCCCCCAGTGAAACGCCATGGCCAGGTCCGCCATGGCGTCTTCTACATGCCTTGGGATGCTTCCGCTTTCGCCGACTTCTGCAGCAAAAAACCGGATACGGCCACCCCGCACTGCACCAGGTCCGCCGGATCCATGCGGCCGATTTCAATGTCGGTGAGGCTGGGGGTGGTGATGCGCGGCAGTACCTTGCGCAGTGCCAGTACATCCATCTGCATCAGCTCGATCAGGGAGACGCCGCGTAGCTCACCGGCCATGGGCTTGCGCAGGGATACGCTGGTGATGACGTGCTCGCCACGCACGATGGGGGTGTCGAGCTCGACGGTTTCCTGATTGAGGTTTCTGGTGTCTGTCGCAGTGTCAGCCACCTGGGGCGCCTGCTGGGCTTCGGGTTTGCTCATGGGGTTGCTCCTTTGGATGGGGTTGCCGGCGAGCCTGGCCTCGCCGGACTTGGGGGTTATGGGTTACAGGCCGATGGCGGCGCGCTGATCTGCCAGGCGGTCTTCGCCGTCGATCATCTCGACCATGTTGAGGATGTCGATTTCGGCGATGACTTCGTTGTCGATCGTCAGCTTGTAGTAGCTGCAGGTGGTGGTGATGGACTGCTCGGTGTCCTCTCCGGACTCCGCATCGCCCATGCTGATTTCTTCGTGGCGGCCGCGCACGACCACTTCCACGGCGCTGACTTCGCCGGTGTCATCGCGCTGGTAGGCCCCGGCGAAGCGCAGCAGCACACCGTCGGCACGGGTGATGCCGTACTGGCGGAACACCTGGGCATCGAGCCCGCCGGTTGTCCACTCCAGCTGAATGCCGTCGTCGCCCATGCCGAGGTCGACCTTGACCGGGCCGTTCATGCCGCCCCCGCGATAGCTTTCCATTTTGCGGGCAAGCGTGGGGAGGGTGACGGATTTCGCCAGTCCAACGTAGCTTTCACCGTCGTTGAAGAGGTTCATGTTCTTGAGTTTGCGGGGCAGTGCCATGGCGTTGCTCTCCGGTTAGGCGCTGATGCGGCTGGCAAAGTCCAGCAGGTAGCGGTCGGTGATGCGCTGTCGCAGGGTGAGATCCTCCAGCGGCGGCACGGGGGTGTAGTCGTAATCGATACGCAGCTTGCCGTCCTTGAGGGTCGCGGCGGTGTTGGCGGCTTCGTCGTACCAGGCACTGCCGTCGATGATGTAGCCCAGGGCTTTCCACTCACGGAACTTGGCGTTGATGCCCTCGATGATGTCTTTCACAAGGGAGGGGTGCATGGGCTTGTCGACGGCCCACAGGTGCGCTTCGGCCATGGTGTCGGCGATGACATGCGCGGTACGGGTGTAGTTCTCGAAGGCGAACAGCGGATCCTCGGAACAGGTACGCGAGCCCCAGAAGCGGAAGCCGCCCTGCTGGATGAGGGTGGTGACGTCGTTCTGGTTGAGATAGCCGGCGTCAGTGGCGGGGTTCTGCAAATCCCAGAATACGTCCTTGTCGATGCCGGTGACGCCGTTGACCGGGACGTTGGACAGGGTTTTGTGCCAGCCGACGGTCTGGTCGATCTTGGCGCGCAGGCCGAGGGCGCGGGCCACTGCGTGGGCGGTCTGGGTGGTGCTGGTGGCGGTGTCCCAGGACTCGAAGTCGGGCCAGATGAGCATCAGCTCGCGGGCGCCGAAGCTGTCGCGGTAGGCGACGGCAGCTTCCTTGTCGGCGCACTCCCAGGCACTGGCGTAGACGAAGGCGCGCAGCTTCTGGGCCAGCGCGACCAGGGCGGTGGTAACCGGCTGGCTGTCCAGCCCGGGCACGCCGAGGATGCGCGGGGTGACGCCCAGGCGGGCCTTGGCGGCGAGGAGCGCCTGCATACCGGTGTACTGGCCGTCGGTCGTGGTGCCGATGATGTTGCTGGTGGTCTCCGCGTCGCCTTCGCCCTCTTCTACGCGTACAACGATGGTGACGGGGCTGGTCTGGTCGGCGATGGCCTGCAGGCTGCGCGCCAGGGTGCCCTCGGTACCGGCGGCGCCGATGGCGGTGGCGACGTTGGTTAGCAGGACTGGTTTGTTCAGCGGGAATACGGTGGCGTCGGCATCTGCGGCGGTACACACCATGCCGACCACGGCGGTGGAGATGGTGCGGATCGGGCGGGTGCCTTCGTTGATCTCGATGACACGGACGCCGTGATGGTATTGATCGGGCATGGTGGTTCCCTGCAGTGGGTAGTGACTGTCAGGGTCATGCTGTCGCGTGAGCGCGGGGATTGGGAGCGGTGCGGCTTGTATGGGCGGGGTTTACAGTGGCGAGCCGATACCCCGCCGGAGCGGGGGCTTGTTCGACCAAGCGTTTACGATCCTACGCGGTTGACGTGCGCTCTACCAGTGCAGCAACGTCGGGGTTGGCCTGGAGAAAAGCCTGAAGTTTTTCGATGGGAGTAGGCTCGGTGCTCGCGGTGGGCTTGTTAACCAGCTCCCAAGCCACACCGTTCCAGCGGGGCCAGCGGTTCTCGGGCCACTCGTTGGGTGGTGGCTGGTCTACCGCGCCGGCGGGCAGCAGATACACGCCGGGCTCCAGGGGGCTTTCATCGGCTTGAGTCGGACCCGTGTAGAGCCCTGCGTTGTCGGTCTGATAGACGGTTTTACTCATGAGCGATCACCCTCAGTAACGGATGCAGGCAAGCAGCGCGATGTTGCGGGGACGGGTTTCTCCTGCACCACTGTGTACACCACCC